GCCGACACCGACAAGAACGTCCCGATCAGCGCCCCGCTGGACGGGCAGATCGCGCTCACTGCGCACAACAACGGCAACGGCACCTGGGCCGTGAAGCGCGGCCCCGATGGTCCGATCCTCAAGGACGGTCTGGCCCGCGAAGAAGCCCTCGCTATCGTCGGCGCACCAACCGGCCCGCATGAGCCGGACACCGTCGAAGAAGAGACCGCCGCGCAGAAGCGTTCGGCTCTGGAGAAAAAGGAGGCCAAGCGCGAGGCCACCGAAATCTTCCAGTCCGACGCCGAAGCCGGGGAGCCTTCGAAGGTGGCCAACAGCGACCTGCAGAAGGCCAATGACGAGAACGCGGACCTGCGTCGCTCCATCGCCTCCAAGGACGAGGAAATCCGGCAGCTGCAGGATCAGGTCGCAAAGTTCGATCCCGATGGTGACGGCAAGGTCGGTGGCGGCGCCACCAAGGCTGTTTCCAAGACGGCCGGCGAAGGCCCGTCGAAGCCCAAGAACGGCGACGCCTGATGCTGATCGTCGAGAATGGAGTGGTAAGCTGGCCTTCGGGTCCGCTCGCTACAGTCGAACAGGCTGACGCTTACGCTCAGGCTCGGGGCTGGTCCGATTGGGCTGCCCTGACGCCTGAGCGGAAGAGCAGCGCCATTCTCGACGCATCGGCCTACGTGCGGGCCTCCTACCGGCCCCCGGCGAAGGTGAGTGCCGCGGTTGAGGAGCAGGTCAGCGAAGCCGTCATCGAGGCCGCCCGGCTGTCTCTGACCTCGCCCCTGATCGGCGGCGACAAGGCGGCTCAGGCGGCGCGGAAGTCGGTGAAGGCCGGATCCGTCGCCGTCGAATATGAAACGTCATCTGCGGAAAGCCGCAGTACGGCGCGGCTGGCTCTGGTGGCGGGCCTGCTTCGCTACGCGGGCGCCTATCCGATCGGCTCCGGCGTCAACGTCCGGCTTGCCAAGTCATGAGCATCCTCGACGATCTGCCCGACGCTATCGCCGAGGCGCTGGACGACGTGTTTCGCGACGGCGTGCTGAAGGTGCCGGGCGAGCCGACCTCGGACGGGCAGGGCGGCTGGATACCCGGAGCCCCGACATCACATCCCTGCAAGGCGCTGGTCGATGACTACAGCGACATGCGGCGGGCAACGGCGGGCATACCTGCCCACGACCGAAAGATCATCATCCTGGCGGCCAGTCTGAGCATTGCTCCGGCTGTCGGGCATACCATCAACGCTGAGGGCAAGGACTGGCAGATCGTCGCCCTGACCCGTGATCCGGCTAAAGCGACCTGGGAGGCACAGGGGCGCTGATGGCCACCGTCACGATCAACCTCGCCGCCCTGGAGCGCATCGTTGAAGAGAAGGCCGTTGCGGGCATCCAGCGCGCCGCTCTGGCGGGGGAAGCGATCACCAAGGCCAACCTATCGCGCCCCGGCTCCGGCCGCATCTACGGGAAGCACCAAGCCTCGGCCCCCGGCGAGCCGCCCGCCGTCGACACCGGACGCCTGCGCAACGCCACCCAAGCCGACACGCAGGTCCGCAGGGATGGCGACGACATCGTCGGCCGAGTGGTGGCGAACACAGAATATGCGCACGCCTTGGAGGTCGGGACCGAGCGGATCGCCCCGCGCCCCTTCCTCGGCCTGCTGGCCACCGACCATACCGACGACCTGCGGGACGCCTTTGTCGCGGGAGCAAGCGATTGAACTCCACCGCCACGATCTTCGCCCGCCTGGCCTCCGTCGCTCCGTCTCTGGCCACCTGGAACAACGCACCGGCCATCTTCAACGAGACGGCGCCGGACGACTTCCTCGACCAGGAGCCGAAGCCGTCAAAGCCGTTCCTCATCATCGCCGTGCCGACCTCTGACGTGGCGATGGAGACCTTCACCGAGACCGGCCGACTGATCGTGCAGGACGTGCGCGGGTATCAGCGCCGGACCGGCTCAGCGGCTGGGCTCGACGCTTTGATGCGCCAGGTCCGCGACCTCTTCCACAACCGCCCCGGCGACCTCGTCGTCACAAGCGGCAAATGCGACGTGGCCCGCGTCACCGGCCCAGTCCAGGCCCCGACCTCGGACGAGGCCTACACCGGCCGCCGCGTCACGATCCGATTGGACCTCGTCCGAGACTGACAATGGAGGACGCTATGCAGACCCACGAGTACGTCGTGCTGGACGACCAGATCCGTGTGGCCGTTATCCACGAGCGGTCTGCCGATGGCTCGCCCAAGGTGGCGACCCTGTACCGCAATCTGGATGATCTGGCCGCTGGGGTTATCCTGCAGTTGCGGGCCGAGTTCGCTTAGGTATCGCCCGCCATGTCGTCGAGGTTGTTGCCCTTCTTGTCGTCCGGATTGGAGCGCAGATAGGCTTCGCGTCCCTTTGGCTGCACGGCATGAGCGTTATCGACCTTGCCAGCCTTCGCCATCTCAATGGCCTTCTTCTGGCTGGTGAAGTTCACATTCCCTTCGAAGCGAACCGCCTCGATGTTCCCCTTCGCGTCGGCACGAGCGTCGACGATCTTCTTTCCACCGTTTGACATCTGAACCCTCCCGATCCGGCGCGATCTTCGCAGAACGCTGGCTTTGGAGTCCATCCCCAACGCGCCCAGGGCAGGCTGTGCGCGGCCTTTTCCATGCCTGCATCATAGGAGAGCGCCATGGCTGTTTTGGCCCAAGGCTTCATGCACCTGCTGCTGGGCTCCGGCAGCGGAACCCTGACCTACGAGAACATCTCGGGCGTCTTTAGCCTCGACGGCGGCGGCTTCTCGCCGAATAAGATCGACGCCACCGACTTCGATACGGTCGCGG